TTTTGGCCTGTTCGGAGCATCAACATCGGCAACCTTCATGCCTTTTTTCTCAAACTTTGTGATGACCGATTTTAGACCAGCCTTTGTCATCTTATTAAAATCTATTTTGACCTGGGGCATGCTTTACTCCTTTGCCTGATTAGCTTCTCTTTAATCTAAGATTATTCAAAATAAACGTGATGGTTTTAAAGCCATCGCAATGTTTCATATACCCAAGAAACGACATCACAAATGGCTCGACCCCAGCCAATCCAACCCTGCCCTGAGAATAGAGTCCAGATAGTTTTTTGAGTTTTAATTTAGCTCTTTTTACATTTCGCTTTCTGGGCAAAAGATGTGTGGGCCAGGTTCTGTATCCGCAAAAATCACACCCATGCGTTGCGGGGAATATGCTAGTTTTTGGATTCAACCTCAAACCAAGATCGGAATTTAAGAAATCCGTAGCTTTGTCCAAGAGACTCCAAAGAGAACCCTTTTCAGGAGACAGGACAATCCAGTCATCCATATAACGAACATAAGACTTAACGCCATGACCATCTTTTAGGAAATGATCCAACTGGTCCAAATAAACATTTGCAAACAGTTGAGAAGTCAAAGCACCAACCGGTATCCCCTGGTCATCTTCGCCACAATGCTTGATGATGGATTCGCATAGCCATAAAACATTTTTATCCCTGATCGTTCTTTTTATAATCCGCAACAAGATGTCATGCTTGATAGAGGGGAAATATTTGCTGATATCCGCTTTCAGCACATAAGTTTTATCCCATTTGCCGTCGGCTTTTCTTAAATAATCCTGGAGTTGCAAAACCGCAGCGTGGTTGCCTTTTCCGGCACGGCAAGCATAGGAGTGATGAATGAACTTCTTTTCGAACAAGGGCTCAATCACTCGCACTAAGGCATGGTGCACAACTCTATCCTGGAACGGCGGGGCCTGGATAAACCGTTGTTTTGGCTCGTAAACCATAAAGCTCCTAAACCGACCAGGAACCCATGATCTCCATATAAGATGGTTTTGGATATTGATTAGGTTTTCTTCCAGGTTTGATTGGAAGTCAAGAACATCTTTTTGGAACCGCTTGCCCTTGCTTGCGCCCAGGTATGCTTGATGGAGATTTTCCCAGTCGACAACCTTGTCCCACAATTTATTATACGTCTTTGGCATAATTTCCTTATTTAAAATCCCGACCACTTTGGCACGAGGCTACTCGCCGCCGGGATAAATATATGTTTTCCCTTTCGAGAAGGAGTGGAGCCCCCTTTTATCCAGGTTCTGACCACCCGGCCTTGACCGAATGATATCTGACGTTGGATGAGAGCGGGGAAAAAACCGATGTTCGTGTTCGAGTTCGACCGGACGTTGTTCAAGTTCAAGTTGGCCAGCCCGGCATTGGACGTGTTGTTCCAATTGCCGCCACGGATCGGGACTGCGAGACTTCACCCCTATGTTCTGGAATATTTTATCCATCCACCCAGCATCCTTCCAAGCTCCACGAGAAGGCCGGAAAGTTGCTGGTATTTTTTGGACGGCATGATTGCCATATTGTACGCCACCCGCGCAAGGGCGAGCAGCGTTTTGATTTCCACATCCAAGTCGTAAAGCATAGTCAGCTTACGCCTACTTGCATTTGCCTTGATAATCAACCTGAGACCTGACCACAATGCAGTACGGATCTCCGCTCCAAGAGTGAAGCGTTCACTTTTGGGAATGTGACGGAGAGCAACATATGCGTAACCGACCATGTCCTCCCATTTTTGTTGAATTTTAAGCGTTCCGTATTCAGCCATTGTGCATAAATCCTTTTCAGATATTCAGGGTTTCAGATGTCAGATATTCAGGGAACGAAAGCGGGGAAAAAACCGATGTTCGTGTCCGAGTTCGACCGGACGATGTTCAAGTGCAAGTTGGCCAGCCCGGCATTGGACGTGATGCTCCAACTGCCGCCACGGAGCGGGACTCTCTCTCCATCAGTTTCAAAGTAAAGTGTGCCGACCGGATCTGAAGTATTAAAAGGGTCGATCATGGCTTGCTGCATCCGCTGTTTTGTTACCGCTGCTAAAGCGTCGAAATTGGTAGTCGTGGTCAGGCCTTTCCACGCACCAAATGTTGTTGCGCCTGTTGTTTCAAGAGTGTCTGCAATTGTTCCAAGCTTGGTTGTACCCGCGTCATCAGCAATGATGACTCCCTGATCAACCCAATCGGCTTCATCGGCATCAAAATCATTGTCATTGGGCATGAAAAACTTTCCATCCACGAGCTTCATACCGTCAACCCATTTGTACACGTTGCCGACCATATCGGATATACCGGCAAGGGATTTGTCGTGCCGCCATGAGGCAGGACCTGATCCGGTCAATGTTCTGGCGGTGCCGGATGCCAAGCCGGGCGCAAGGCCATCCTGACGGCGGGCCTGTTCATGCACCTGATCATGGTGCCTGCCGTAATCAGTGTTGCCCCTGGGCTGAAATCCATTCTTGATACACCATAACGAAATAGCTGCCCATTCCCAGTTAGTCATCAAGTGCCAGCCCGCTCCCTTGGCCGTGCAATATCCCTTTGCTGCATCAAAATCAATGCTGGCCGTAGGATCAACACCAGGTAAAGACAATGCCCTGCCATCTTTGACTATGGCCGGGTATTGTCCGGTAAAAAGCTCGGACTTTTCCACCCCTCCTTTCAAAAAGGCCGGATGAACACCTGTCCCCATGGCTTCGGTTGCGTCAATGTCCTCAATGTTAAACTTGGGGATCACTGCCATATAGGACGGATAGCCCCTGTCATCATAAAGCACGGTTGTTTTTCCGCCGGTGGCGGCTTCCACGGAGGCCCTCAGAGAATCTTTTACAAAAATTATCATCTTTTATATCTCCTCATTATCATTTTTTTGTTCCGGTATTGTCCACAAATTGCCAATCACCTGCCCCATATCCAGGGGGATAGCAACCTGTTCAAGTTGCTCTGATCCGTCCTCGTTCAAGACGGAGCTGCCACTGCCATCAACCGCTGCTTGGGTCTTGTGTTGTCTGGCAGGGATAATAACGTTGGCGACGTAGGCTTCTGCATTGCCGTCCGCGCCAAATTTCAACTCCCCGGAAGGGTCCATGCAAATATCAATGGCAACCTGGGAATCTCCCTGCTGTGCCGCACAATCAAGCACATCGTCTCCATATGACAGCACTGTTCCGTTCTCATAAAACTCCAGATACGGTCCAGGGCCAAAATAATTAAATTTCATATCTCACCTTCCTTTTATACTTTTAAGCGGGTTGTGGCATAGCGAACAACCACAGCGTCTGCGGCACCCGCTAAATAAAATTTAAAACCATTTTTCAACCGATCTTCAACCAATAATTCCCCGGCTTGCTGCCGTCCGCCTTCCAGGGAAATAATCTCTGTGCTTACGGCATAATCACTGTCGGGCAAAACATTTGCCAGGGGTGCATACACAAACGCAGGGTTTTCGAACATATTCGGCCAGTTCGGTTCCAGGCGACGGGTATCTGTCAAAGTAACGCTTGCAAGATACGGGTCTGTGGTTTCATTATTGCCGGCAGGTACGCTTATGCTGTAAATTTCAATTCCATTGTCCGGGACTGCTTCGCCCAGACTTGTGCAATCGCATTGAATATCATCGTTTCCATCGGTCCATAGATATGCGTAACAGGCTGCAACCTCCGCACCGTTGTTGGCCGGAACGGCAGATGTGTTTAGCAATTCATTAACAGAATATATCCGACCGTGCGCGAATGGTTTCCCGGCCGCAAGGTTCAGGTTGCGGGTGGCATCGCCCGATTTTGTAACCGAGCAGCCACTAACAACTCCCCGATTTAGGATTGTCACTTCGCCTTCCTGGATCAGCACGGTTTTAAGCCGATCCAGCTCACGGTTGGCAAGGCCAGCAGAATCAATGGCCGCCAACACGGTTGCTACCAAAGAGTTTTGCATGTCTGGGTCAAGGCCTTCGACGTTACTTTCGATTTCATCCAGGCGTAAATCAAAAGATGTCTCGCCTCCACGGGCTGCGGCTATCTCATCTTCCGTTGATTCCAACCGGCTGTCTAAGCTTTCAAAGTTTTCATCAATTTCGCTATACCGCGTGTTCCAAAGGCTCGGAACGGCATCCGGCTCAGTAGCCGGTATCGGTGTGATTGGACTGTTTGGCAGTGTCATTCTAAACACCTCCTTTAAAATTTAAGTTTTATTTGAATCTCATATTCTTCGTCGGATTCTTTTATCTTCGGCGCAAAATTTTTGAACCCTATTAGGTTGCCGTCTTCATCAAGCAACCCAGCCTCAGAGAGACTCACACCGTTTAACTCAGTCTTTTCGACTGTCCCAATGCCAGTGGCTGAATAATCATCTTCCTTAATTAATCGAGTCAAGTCTTTACGTAACAGTTCATTAATCAGGGCGGTCTGGCTTTCAACTGGGGTCTTGGCGGAATTGTCTGCATTGTGACCGCCATCACCAAGGGCTATCATTGCCGGGGGTTTCACGACTGCACCATCTATCATTTGTGTGGCAAGCCGTTCTCTATAATTTAATGTAGTGGTAGCTCCTGCCATTTTCTTGTCTCCTATGCTGTTCTTCTAGTTATTAATTCCATTTCACAACGGATACCGGGTTCCCTCTTAATCGCCCATGCTCCGTCTAATCGCCGTGGAAAAACCATAGATCCCACCCGCCATGATGCGTCAAGGCGTTTTCCAGGGAAAAGCTTGTGCCGGGTACCTATCATAGCGGGGTTGGTCGGATATCTAATTTCAGACTTAACACTGTGAAATACAGACAAATCGGGTTGTACGGGAATATCTATTTCTTTTTTTACCTCTGTCTTGGCTAAGGGAAAAATATGATTGCTCCCCACGTTCCACCCACCATCCAGCCGGAGCATGCTTTCGCCTATCCGGGCATTGATATAATTAGTTGGACGATCAATGGTTTTTAAAAGTGCTACGCTTGTAATAATATTACACTGCTTTATAGTATTGGCCGCATATCCGGGGGATATTGCCCCAAGCGTCCAAGAACCATCAATCGTATGCGTCCCATCCAATGCAAAAAACTGATCATCAAACCCTATCTGCCAGGAGCCATCTATGCGAGAGTTACACCACGGGTATACCTGCTCAATAGATTTGATCATAGACAAAGAAAACCTTATAAAGGTATAAGAATTAAGATCAATCCACAGCTGTAACCAGGAACTCTCTAAAACGATATGAAGAGGCTTCATTTCTTGAGCCCTGCATTTTATTATGTTATCCAGAGAGGCATCCGAAAATGATGCCAAATTGACCCGTAGCTTTCCTCTGGATGTCAAATAAATACCGTCAAGGAGTTCTTCCGGATCTGACTCTTTAACCTGCCAAGAACCGTCCAGGCGCAAAACGGTGTTAGAAATCCAGGAAGGGTCTACTTCGTGAGCCATATAAAAAGCGGTACCGTAAATTTCACCTCTTCGAGCGTACAGCGGCATCCACTCAGAATCCACCCCAACTCGCTTCAATGATTCCACCAAAGGGATTCTTGTGTCTTTTTGGAGAAGCTCAAGCTTTCTAAGATTTATGGATATGGGGATATTTTTATCGGGGAGATCATACTCGTAATACCCTCCCAATTCAGAAACAAT